ACGATATAGGCAACGTAATGAAAATAGTACAGAAGAAAGTTATTTTTTTATGCCAACAATTGTTGATCAAAATACCTACACTTTACCAAAAGAAATTTTAGAAGTAAGACGAATATTTAGACGTAGTATAGGCTCTCGAACAGGCGGAGGTGACGGTGGAAGCATATTTGAACCATTTAACCTAGCATACACTAACACCTACTTACTTGCTAGTTCTAATTTAGGCGGTTTAGCAACTTACGATTTTTTCAGTCAATTCCAAGAACTTGTAGGAAGGATGTTTGGATCTTTTATAGAATTTAATTGGAATAGGACAAGACATATATTGACCATATTACAACGTCCTAGAGCAGAAGAAACTCTGTTACTTGAATGCTATAACTATAGACCAGATGATCAGCTTTTAAGTGATTATATGGCTAGAGTATGGATTAGAGATTATGCTTTAGCAATTAGTAAAATGATGCTCGGAGAAGCAAGATCTAAATTTGCTACAATTGCAGGTCCCCAAGGCGGAGGACAACTTAATGGTGATGCATTAAAAAGCGAAGCGCAGGCAGAAATGGAAAAATTAGAACAAGAAATTTCTACAGCAGTTGCAGGCGGAACTGGATATGGATTTATTATAGGTTAAAAATCTGGAAGTAAATCTCCCTGCTTCCATTTTACTCCCTCTTTATACAAAATACGTTGACAATTAGCACAAATAGTTTTCAGATTGTTAATTTTGCAATTTGTTAAATTCCCGTCAATGTGATAAACATTAAATTGTTCGCTAAAGTTACTTTTAAAATTGCATTTTTCACAATAACTTTTTTTTATATATCCTGCTATCTTCCATAATGGAATTCCTACAGCCGTTTTATTAGATTTCAAGCAAACTTCACATTTTTTCCTATAATATATTTTATTATTTTTTTTATAATTTACGGCTGCCGCCCTCATTCCGCAGATACACAATGGTCTCATAAAATATTTAGCAACCTTTTTCCCCCTTTTTTTACAATTTCTTTGAATTTTTTTTTGACAAAAACAAATAAATACTTTTAGTAAAAAAAGTTATAAGCCAAAAAGGAGACAACAATGGCATTAGTATCACCAGGTGTAGAAGTTAGTGTAGTAGACGAGAGCTTTTATACCCCAGCAGATGGAGGAACGATTCCTTGTATTTTTATCGCTACAGCAGCAAATAAACCTAATGGTAGCGGAACAGGAATTGCAGCAGGAACCCTAGCTACAAACGCAGAAACGCCATATTTAATAACATCGCAACGAGATCTTGTAGATACTTTTGGAGATCCAATCTTTAAAGTTGATACAAGTAACAATCCAATTCATGGCGGAGAGTTGAACGAGTATGGATTAAATGCTGCATATTCTTATTTAGGCATTGCTAACAGAGCATATGTCCTGCGAGCTAATCTAGATTTATCACAATTAGAAGCATCAGCAACTGCTCCTGGAGCAGATCCTATTGACGGAGATTTTTGGTTAGATACAAGTATTTCTCGTTATGGCGTAGCAGAATGGAATGGTAGTAGTCTAATAACTGGAGGACAAATATTTGAATCTAAGGAAATAATTATAATTACAGACGAAACATTATTAGATGAGGCAGCTTCATTACAGACAAATGGATCTGATTTACCCGCTCCTAATAAAACAGTAGGGGGTGTAGGAAGCTATGCAGTTGTTGCAACTACTACTTTGCATAGAATTTATTATAGAAATAAAAGTGGTAATTGGGTATTAGTAGGTAGTGATGCTTGGATTAAAAGTTGGCCTGTAGTAACTGGTGATGTAGTTTACACAGCGAATCCAGCAAATGCTACAGAAGATTTAACAATTGCCGGCGGAACGGTGAGTATTCCAGCAGGCTCAGATTTAGACGCTGTAGTTCTTGCAATCAACACAGTTTTTGTAGCTGGAAATATTTTTGCAGCAAACGAAGATGGGAGACTTGCAATTTATTCAGATGGAACTGACGGTCTAGGAAATAACATTGATAGTGTTGCAATTACAGGAACAAATAATACATATGATATTATGGCTCAACTTGGAATAGGATCTAACCAGTCTGCAGTTTATTATGTTCCTAAATTAAATGTTTCGACTCACACGCAAATTCCTGAATTTAAAGCAACAGGATCAGAACCAAGACCAACAGGTAGCGTATGGTTAAAAACTACATTTCCAAATTTAGGTATGAATATTGTTGTTACAAAATACAACGAAGTTTTAGCAACATGGGAACCTGTAGATGTACCGATATATAAATCAAATGAAGAAGCACTTTATTCTTTAGATAGAACCGGCGGCGGTAAAAACCTACTAGCAGGCACAGTCTATGGACTAATTGATGTTGCCGGAGATTTAAGACCTACAGCAACTTTAAAACTTTTTTCAAGAAACGGAGTTGGTACAACTGCGATTACTGGCCAAAGAATCATTGCAGGATCTTTTACTACAGGCGGACCATTAACATTTGATTTGTCATCTACTGATGCTACAGTTGCAAACTTTTCAGTTCCTGTAACAGTTTCATTTACCCCACAAGGTCAAGAAAGTGATTCATTATTAATGGCAGGAGCTATTAATGATGCAAATGTGCCTAATGTGAGCGCAAGTGTAGACGATCAAAATAGATTAGTTGTTTTCCATTCGCAAGGAGGAGACATTAGAATAAACGACAATGACAATGCCTGGGCAGAAGCAGGATTTTCTGCTTATGTGGATAGTAATAATGGTACAGTAAATTTATATTTACAACAAGGTACCAGTGATCCTTCACGATTACAAGCGTCGTATTGGAAAACAATGAATTACACTGCTTCAGATGTCGAGCCAATTGGACCTACCGCAGATGGACAATTATGGTACAGTTCTATTGTAGATCAAGTAGATATTTTAATACACAATGGTGACGCATTTGTTGGTTATCAGTATGACGGAACGTCAGGTCTTTCTACTGTACCAAGTCCTTATTACTCTGCAGTAGCAGGAAGTAAAACAGATCCTGCAGGACCTATTGTAAGTGCAACCGTTCCATTGCTACAAACAGATCAAACAGAATTAGTTACAGGAGATCTATGGATTGATACATCAGTAATAGACGAATACTTAAAAATTTACAAGTATAATGGTTTAAGAACTGATTTACCTATAAAAAAACGATGGTTTGCTATCGATACTACGGATCAAACAACAGAGGATGGTGTACTTTTTGCAGATGCTCGTTATAATACTGCAGGAGCCAACAGTGACAAGCCAGGTGATATTGAAGATTTGCTTTTATCAGATTATGTAGATCCTGACAGCCCAGATCCTGCACTTTATCCAAAAGGAATGCTATTAGTTAATCTTAGAAGAAGTGGATTTAATGTAAAACAATATGTAGAAAATGCAATAGATACTGCAGAAAAAAATATAAGATATGGCAACGAATCCATGTCAGCTTATGTAGAAGCAAGATGGCAAACAGAGTCAGGAAATAGACTAGACGGAGCTGGTACTTTTGGCAGACACGCTCAACGTAAAGTTGTAGTACAAAGATTGCAAGCAATGGTTAATAATAATGAGGAAATTAGAGACGACGAATCTAGGGTATTTAATTTAATGGCTTGTCCAGGGTATCCAGAATTACACAATGAATTAATAAACTTGAATTATGATAGAGGATTATCAGCATTTATAGTCGGTGATACACCATATAGACTACAACCAAATGGAACTGTTTTAAATAACTGGGGTACCAACGTAAATGTTGTTGCTGAAGACGGAATTGATGGAGTTGTTACAGCTGATCCATACATAGCAATGTATTATCCTTCTGGATATACAAGTGATAATTTTGGTAATAATGTAGTTGTCCCATCAAGTCATATGATGCTTAGGACACTTGCCCTAAGCGATCAGGTTTCATATCCATGGTTTGCTCCTGCCGGAGTAAGTAGAGGTAATATTACAAATGCATCATCTACAGGTTACATAACTGCTGAAGGTGAATTCAAACCAATAGCTCTTAACGAAGGATTAAGAGACACTCTGTATTCAAATAATATAAATCCGATTACATTTGTAACAGGAGCAGGACTAATGGCATACGGCCAAAAAACTAGACAGCTTACTGCAAGTGCATTAGACAGGATTAATGTTGTTCGTATGATAATATTTTTACGCAGACAGCTGAAAATTGCAACAAAGCCATATTTGTTTGAACCAAATGATGCTCAAACAAGAGACCAAGTTATAACAGGAGTTGAGGCTATTTTGCTAGATTTAGTTGCAACAAGAGCAATTTATGATTATATTGTAGTGTGCGATTCATCAAATAATACACCTGCAAGAATAGACAGAGGCGAACTTTATATTGATGTTGCTGTAGAACCGGTTAAATCAATAGAGTTTATTTATATACCATTAAGAATAAAAAATACCGGTGAAATATCTGGTTGAATTTAAAGGAGAAAAAAAATGGGAGTTGCAAGTTTAAATGGTATGACAGTGCCAATTGGAGATTCTGTCGGTACCCCGACAGATGCCGGCACTGGACTTTTAATGCCAAAATTACAATATAGATTTAGAGTGATTTTTACTTCGTTTGGTGCTACAGGCTCAGTAGAAAAGAAAAAGGAGGTTACCAAGCATGTAATAGATGTTACTCGACCTAACCTTAGCTTTGACCAAATTACTGTTGACGCATACAATTCTAGGATTTACTTAGCAGGTAAGCATAATTGGGAACCAATCACAATCAATTTCAGAGATGATGTAGAAAATAATGTACAGCAACTAATTGGTGAACAGTTAACAAAACAACTTGACTTTTTTGAGCAATCCTCTGCAGCATCAGGCGCAGATTATAAATTTAGGATGAAAGTACAAGCTTTAAATGGTGCTAATAACAAGGATTTCACTGATACCGGGGATAGTCCCAGCATTCTTGATGAATTCGATTTAATAGGTTGTTATGTTGAGAGTGTAAATTACAATTCATTTAATTATGCAGAGTCACAACCTGTTACAATAAGCATGACTGTAAGATATGATAATGTTATAGTAGCCGATGCTATTTCAGATAGCGGATTAACCACTACAGTAGCACGAACAGTAGGTGCTGCAATATCAGGCGTTGGTTCATAAGTAAAAGGATAAATATTGGATTTTTGGGCATACGCTGAAACACTATTTAATGGAATTACAAATCCTAAAGGTCACATGGGCGATTTTGCCCATGCTTCAAGGACATTTGTTAGGAATGATTTTAGATTATCACCTAAAGTTAAATTCCTATACCATGTATATTTCTCTTTTTCACCTGCCCTAGCTGCCGTTCTACCTACATGGGATAAAAAGCAGCACACTATAGAAGCTGGATTACTCGTTAAAAGCGCAGGATTGCCAACTTTTACTGCTAATGTTGAAACAAAGAAAAAGTATAATAGAACGAAGAATATTCAAACTGGTTTAACATATAATCCAATTACTATTACATTCCATGATGATAATCAAGGCATAATTGGAGGATTACTTGAAGCTTATTATAGATACTATTTTATGGATGGCAATTATGGGACATCGTCGTCGACTAAGGCTGCATACCAAAGAAATTATCAAGATAGTACATATAAAAATGCAAAACGTAATGCATGGGTATATGGGTTACATAGAGGAATAACAGACCCCTTTTTCAACAACATACAGATAAGTCAATTAACTAGGAAAACCTATACTACTTTTACACTAGTAAATCCTTTAATTACTGACTGGAATTATGGAGATGTTAATTCTAGCCCTGGAAGTGAGATTAATGAAAATTCTATTACTGTTGCCTATGAAAGTGTGTGGGTAGAAAGAGGAGCTGTAAGAGATGGTATAGCGCCAAAAGGTTTTGGAGATTTTGCACACTACGATTATATTGCTAGCCCTAACTCTATGCTAGGCGGCGGTACAGCTTCTTTAGGAGCTGTTCTTTCAGGAGGCGTTGATCTATTTAATTACGCTACAACAGGAATCGGATTTAATAATCCTATTGCTGCAACTGTAGCAGGAATAAATATAGTTAGAAATACAGCCAAATTGACAGTTGATGGTGTAATCGAAGAAGCAAAAGAATTAGCAACAAACGTTTTGGTAGATACTATAGAAGCCTCTGTGTCAGGAGTGCCAAATACAAGTTTTCCAACTTTTTAAGGATAAAAAATGCCGGCTTTGCCAAATACGCAGTTAAATTCGTCCCAAAAAGTTATACAATTTTTTGATAATTATTTTAACAAACGCTTAGAAGTGAACCAAAGCGACTATGACGCTACGGTTGGATTTTTTGAACAGAGAGGATTTGGCCTAACTGCAGCAAAGACTGTGAGTCAAGTTTTATTAGGGCAAGCTAAAAGTGAAAACATACCTATATTTCAACTATTAGATAAACTTGGTAGGTTATCTAACCCACAACTTACTAACGCCTTGACAAAAATTTTAAATAGTAGTAGAGATGCAACATCTCAATTAGGATTTAAATTTGTTTCCTCAACTAATTTATATGAGAGAAGAAATTTATATGATCCAGTTGTAGTTGTACAACCGATAGAAGTAATTAATGATGATAGCGAAACTGATTATATTCAACCAGGATATGTTGAAATAGGATATGTAGAATAATGGCAATAGTATTAAGATTAAATAAAAATTCTGCGTTGACATACGAAGAATTGGATGGCAATTTTGCAGATTTAGACAGTCGACTTACTCCAATAGAATCAAGAGTGGGTCCATGGAACGAAGCTTATAATTGGGGTAATCATGCGCTTGTTGGTTATTTAACATTTTATGAAGAATCTGACCCTGTTTTTACTGCCAGCGTTGCTTACAATATAACCCAACAAAATATAACGAATTGGGGACAGGCATTTAATTGGGGAGATCATGCTGCTGAAAATTATCTAAAAAATATATCTGCAGAAAGTTTAGGGTCTTTACAAGATGTAGATTTAACCGCTGCTCCTGATGTTGATGATATATTAAAATGGAACGGTACTGCTTGGGTTGCAGGAGATGGCACTGAATGTCCAGAAACAGATCCAGTATGTACAGCAGGACCAGCAGCAGTGAT